ATGTCGTGAAGACTTTTTATGAGTGCCTGCCGGCTCAATTTTTGCGGTGGCAGAAAGATGGCAGAAACGTGGCAGAAAAATCGGCTTAAAGTGTGGTATATTGAGAGTGTGGAGCCGTCCGGGAGGGGCGGCTTTTTATGTTGGGGTGCTTTAGGAAAAATAAGTGGCACTCATCGCGTGGGCAGGAAATTATCCCCTTTTGCCGAATAGTAGTAGGTGGAAGGGGGAAAACTTATGAAGTTAACTCCATTAAGACAGTGGATTTGTGATACCTGTGGAGAAGTTATTCAAAAACCAGAGGATGGGTATGTGCAGTTTCATCAAGATGAAAATGGTAATTATGATGACTTTATTATAGTACATCACTATAGTGCCTCGCCTTTAAAGGGAAAATTTGAAAAAGGTTGTTATAGATACGATCTTGATTTGGATTTAAAACATTTCCTTGGAGAAAAAGGCTTAGTAAGGCTATTAAGTTTAATTGACGTAGGGCAACATATAAAGCCGAAACTTGATAAACCAAAAACGAGCAATATACGCAAGTGGGTAGATTTTGTTAGAAGACTACAAACCCCTTATTATGAAGAGGCAAGATTATATTGGGAACTGGCAGAACAAGATGGTTTCTTTGATGGTGCTAACGAGGTTTGGCCTTACTTGCCCGATACTCTTAAGGAACTTATAGAGAAGTATAGCGAATAATAATGCCAACGAGTTCTATAGGCCATTACAGGAATTTATCCTTCTTTTGCCGAATAATGGTAGATAAAAAGGCAAAAGGAGGACATATTTTATGGCCGATGTATTATCCACTAAATATTGTTTCTACAGTGAAGTCCCTATTCCGGAACACCTGAACAAAATGTTAACCAACAAAGAAAAGCCACTTTTTGCGGTAAAAACCATCCGGGATGTTGCGATTTTCACCGACAAGAGAATTTTAATTGCTGATAAGCAAGGAATTACAGGAAAAAAGATTGAGTACTGCACAATTCCTTATAAGTCAATTGTCACGTACTCAATTGAAACAGCTGGCACTTTTGACTTAGATGCCGAAATAAAACTTAACTTAGCGGGTGGATATAAAGTAGAGTTACAGTTCATGAAAGATAAACATATGGCAGAGCTTCTTTTTAAGGTGTATGATACTATTACGGAATATATGTTTGCGTAGGCAACTTAAAACAAAGTAAGAGCCTCTAGGCTCTTTTCTTTTTTAGCGCGGGTCCTTCTGGAGGGGGCGGCGGTCACGGGTCTCGCGAGCCCCGAAAATTTTCTAGTGACAGCGAAAAAAAATTACGCTTCCGCTTCCGTTTACGCTATTTAAATTAGGGTGGCGCAGTCATGGGTGAAGGAGAAAAAAGGATATGCAGCACATCTGAATTAGCGGAAATACTTGGCTTGACTGACCGGCGCATCCGCCAACTTGAGCAGGCGGGGATTATTAGTAAATTATCCCGCGGGAAATTTGACCTGGCGGCATCTGTGAAACAATACATAGCCTGGATAAAGGCCAGCAGTACCGAATCCGATGAAGAGCTAGACCTCAAAAAAGAGAAGACCCTTCTCACTCGGGCCAACCGCCAGAAAGTAGAACTGGAGCTGCAGATCATGCGCGGCGAGCTGCACCGGTCAGAGGACGTCCGGCGCGTCATGAATGATATGCTGGGGGCTTTCCGGGCCCGGTGCCTGGCCATACCGACTAAAGCGGCGCCGCGTCTACAGGGCCAAACAGACTTGGCGGTTATCCAGGATATAATCAAAAAAGAAGTTTACGAGGCCCTAATGGAACTATCAGACTATGACCCGGAGGTGTTCTACGCCCGGAGCAAAGACAAACTGGCAATCGAGGATGAAGTAGATAACAAAGAAGAGCCTCCAGCGAAGGAGACGCCGCGGCGTGGCCGTCAGAAAGCAAAAAAATGACACTCTGGGTTTGTTTAAAGAGATTGCACGGGTTGTAGCGCCACCACCGGAACTAACAATTTCGCAATGGGCTGACCTTTACCGCCGGCTGTCTCCAGAATCATCCGCAGAACCTGGACAATGGCGGACAGACCGGGCCCCATACCAGCGCGAAATAATGGATGCAGTTAATGACCCGGCTGTAGAAACGGTTGTAGTTATGACCAGCTCCCAGGTTGGCAAGACAGAAATACTTTTGAATATTATCGGTTACCACATAGACTACGATCCAGCGCCAATTATGGTTATACAGCCAACGCTGGAAATGGCTCAGGCTTTCTCGAAGGACCGCCTAGCACCGATGATCCGGGATACTCCGGCATTGCGAGGAAAAGTAGCTGATGCCAGGAGCAGGGATAGTGGTAATACGGTGCTGCACAAGACTTTCCCTGGCGGTCATATTACCATGGTTGGAGCAAATTCTCCGTCCAGCCTTGCCAGCCGGCCTATCAGAATATTACTTGCCGACGAAGTTGACAGGTTTCCTGCAAGTGCTGGTACTGAAGGCGACCCGCTAACCTTAGCTGAAAAGCGTACAACGACGTTCTGGAACCGGAAAAAAGTATTCGTATCCACCCCTACCATCAAAGGTGTAAGCCGCATAGAAGCGGCTTTTTTAAATTCTACTCAAGAAGAGTGGTGCTTACCGTGTCCCAGCTGCGGCCGGTACCAGCCTCTGACCTGGGCACAGATCCGGTTTGAGGACGTCACCCATGAGTGCCTGTACTGCGGCGCCCGGCATGGGGAATTTGAATGGAAGGCGGGTCAAGGGAAGTGGATCGCGAAAGAGACAAACGCAAGAGTTCGAGGCTTTCATTTGAATGAATTGGCCATTCCCTGGAAGCGGTGGGAGAAGATTATCGAAGAATTCAAGGAAGCTTACAACGAAAAAAAGAAGGGCAACATTGAAATGCTAAAAGCCTGGGTCAATACTACCTTGGGTGAAACCTGGGAAGAAGAAGGGGAAGGGATTGAAGCTGAGGATTTAATTAAGCGCCGCGAGCGGTATGACTGTGAGGTACCTAATGGTGTTCTGGTCCTTACCTGCGGCGTGGACGTGCAGGATAACCGCTTGGAATATGAGATAGTTGGCTGGGGCCTGGACCGGGAAAGCTGGGGTATTCAGTATGGAGTCATTATGGGCGATCCCGGTCAAGAGCATGTCTGGGAAATGCTCGATGCCGTATTAAACAAGACTTATACCCGTAAAGACGGCCAAATACTGCAGATAATGACAACCTGCATTGACTCAGGCGGTCACCATACCAAGAAAGTCTATGAATTTTGCAAGGAACGCGAGTTCCAGCGCGTATGGGCAATAAAAGGCCAGGGCGGGAGTGGGGTGCCCTATATTCAGCGGCCCAAAAGGCGTAACGATGCCGGCGTCTGGCTCTTCGGGGTGGGCGTGGATGTAGGGAAAGACATGGTGGCCTCCCGGCTAAAAGTGCAATTTATAGGGCCGGGATACTGCCATTTCCCCGCCGAACCCGAGAAAGGCTATGATCAAGCGTATTTTGAGGGGCTGACAGCCGAACACCGGGTTGTCCGGTACTCAAAAGGCAAGGCGATTATTCGCTGGGAAAAGCGGACTTCCGGGGCCAGAAACGAGCCTTTTGATATCCGAAATTACGCTACAGCGGCCTTTGAAATACTCAATCCACCATTAGAAACACTCAAAAAACAGCTAGAAATTACAGGAAAAAGCGTCGAAAATGGACCTAAAATCACCAAAAAGAAGGCCGGATTAGTATATAAAGGCATTGAAATATAGGCGAAAATGGAGTGATTTTTGTTGTCCACCCGGCTTGAAATGCTACAGAGCCGCCTGCAACAGTATTTAAACTGCGAGGCGGCTATTTTATCGGGCGCCCAGGAATACATGATCGGCTCCAGGCGGCTTACCAGAGCCAATCTCCGTGAAATAGGCAATATGATCCGTTATCTGGAGCAAGAAATTGCTAACGAGCAGGCTAAATTGGCGGGCGGCGGCAGGAACCGCACCATTGGAGTTGTTCCCCGGGACCTGTGAGGAGGGGGTGAGGGATGAACCTGATAGATAGGACTATAGCTTATTTTTCTCCCCAGGCTGCTGTCCGGCGTATTGCTGCGCGTAAAATGCTCCAAATCCTTGCCGCCGGGTACAGCGAGGGCGGGGCTTCCACCAAGAAGAAGAGCATGCGCGGCTGGACGGCCGCGGCCGGCAGCCCTAAAGACGATATCGACCTCAATCTTAATACTTTACGCGCCCGGTCCCGGGATCTGTTCATGAATGCCCCCCTGGCCGCTGCCGCACTGAAGACGGCCAGGACGAACGTTATTGGCCCTGGCCTGCGCCTGAAGGCGCGTATTGATGCGGAATATCTGGGTCTTACCGAGGAGCAGGCCGACGCCTGGGAGCGCCAGGTGGAGCGGGAATTTGCGCTGTGGGCTGAAAGTAAATATTGTGACGCCCTGCGGATATCGGATTTCTACGACCTGCAGGGTATTGCCTTTTTAGGCTGCCTGATGAACGGCGATGCCTTTGTTCTTTTTAAAAGAAACCAGCCGACAGCCTGGATGCCGTATACCCTCCGCCTGCATTTAATCGAGGCGGACAGGGTATCTACACCCTGGGCCAATGTTCTCCTGGGTAGCATTGAGGGGGTAAATCCCGAGAACGGTAATCAAATTATCTCGGGCGTTGAAATCGACGATAAGGGGATGGTCGTCGCTTACTGGATATGTAATTCTTACCCCATTACAACGGGATTGGACGCCGCAAAACGTAAAGAGTGGGTGCGAGTGGAGGCCTATGGTAGCGAGACTGGCCGGCCTAATGTCCTGCACCTGATGGATGCGGAACGGGCCGAACAGCGCCGCGGTGTTCCTTACCTGGCCCCGGTCATAGAGTCGCTGAAGCAACTGACCCGTTATACCGAAGCCGAGCTGATGGCTGCCGTCATCGCCGGCATGTTTACCGTATTTATTAAGTCTCAAGGGCCATCGAGCGACATGCCTTTGGGAAGTATGATCCCTGATGACCAGAAGATTGCCGCCGACGATCAGACTGTTTATGAGCTGGGGGTTGGGGCAATTAACGTATTAAACCCGGGCGAGGATATTGAAGTTGCCGACCCTAAGAGGCCAAACAGTTCTTTCGATGCCTTTGTCAACGCCTTGTGCCGCCATATCGGCGCTGCTCTAGAAATCCCCCAGGAGCTTTTACAGAAATCCTTCCAGTCGAGTTACAGCGCCAGCCGTGCGGCCCTCCTGGAGGCCTGGAAGATGTTCCGTACTCGGCGGAGCTGGATAGCCAAGGATTTCTGCCAGCCGGTATATGAGGAGTGGCTGGCGGAGGCCGTGGCAATCGGCCGGATCCGGGCCCCAGGCTTTTTCTCCGACCCGGCTATCCGGCGGGCCTGGTCAAGCGCAGAATGGAACGGGCCGGCCCCGGGTCAGGTTGATCCTCTGAAAGAAGTCCAGGCGGCCGGCGAGCGCATCAAGCTGGGACTATCTACCCGGGAGCGCGAGACCATTGAAATTACTGGCGGCGATTTTGACCGCAATATTAAGCAGTTAGCCCGCGAGATTACCCAAATGCAGCAGGCCGGGATTATAGAAACAGGAGGTGAACCGCTTGAATAAGTTCTGGCGGTTTAAAAACATTGGCGGGGATGAACCGGAACTTTTGCTTTATGGTCCCATCTCCGAGACCAGCTGGTTGGGGGATGAGGTTACCCCAAAGCAATTTGCCGAGGACCTGAAGGCGCTCGGTAATATCAGCAATCTTACCGTGCGGATTAACTCTGCCGGCGGCGACGTCTTTGCGGCAAACGCCATTTACACTATGTTAAAGGACCACCCGGCTAATGTTACTGTCAAGATAGACGGGGCTGCTTTAAGTGCAGCCACCGTTGTGGCTATGGCAGGCGATATAATTAAAGCTCCGGCTAACGCTTTATTGATGATCCATAACCCTCTTTTAGTCCTTTTTGGCTATTATTCAGCAGAGGAACTTGAAAAAATGTCCGAGGTCCTGGATACGGTCAAGGAAAGCATTATAAATGCTTATGTAGCCAAGACCAAGCGTGACCGCAAGGAACTTTCCAAAATGATGGACCGCGAGACATGGATGACTGCAGAAGAGGCCAAGGCAGAGGGTTTTGTGGATGAGATCCTTTTCGAGGAAAGTGTTGATGCTTCGGCGACAAACGATGGGCGCTACCTCGTGGTCAATTCGGTGCTTCATGATCTAAGCCGTTATCAGACCAGGCCCTCTTTGGGTAAGGGGATTACCGTTGCCGCAAGTGTTAAACCGGTTATCCTGGCAGCAAATAAACAAGCGTCAAAAGAAATTATTAAGGAGGGTGATGACACCTTGGAAATCAAGACCGTTGACGAACTCAAACAGCAGTATCCCGAACTTTGTAACCAGCTTGTAACTGAGGCCAAGGCCAGTGAACGGGAGCGCATTAAGTCCATTGATGAAATTGCCGCCACCATTGACCCGGTACTGGTAGCTAAGGCTAAGTACGAAGAACCCATGACGGCCCAGGAATTGGCGTATGAGGCTCTGAAAGCAGATGCCGCCAAAGGGAGGAAGTACCTGATTGACCGGGACCATGAAATTAAGGCTTCCGGTACAGACAAGGTTGTTGCTGTAACTACGGAAGTCCAGATTGGCAGCGACGATGAAAAAGCCCTTGTTGACAAGATTGTTGCCGCAGCCAACCAAAAACGTGCCAAGGAGGTTAAGAAATAATGGATCTCTATACCAAACAGGCAGATTCCGTCACCTATGATAATTTAATCGCCGGGACCAGCATCCCTTTGGAAATCAAGTCTGTAACGCTTAAAGCCGGCCAGGGCGTCCTCAAACGCGGGACCGTCCTGGGCATCGTCGCTGCCTCGGGATTGGCCGTCCCGGTTAACAGCGCCAATACCGACGGCAGCCAGTCGGCAGACTGCATCCTAACGGACGATGTGGATACCGGCGATGCTGGGGCTACTACCAATGTCGTTGCCACTGCTTACAGTTCCGGTTTGTTCAACCGTAAGGCCCTGATCTTCGGCGGTACGGACACCGCTGCCAACCATGAAACCCGGCTGCGCGAGCTTGGGATTTTCCTCAAGGATAATATCCCGTACTAATTGACAGGGAGGTAAGGCAATTGAACATCAATATTTACCGCACCCAGACCCTTATCGCTGCCGTTGAAAGGTTAATGCCTGTCCATACATTTTTCCGTTCCACATTCTTTCCCGGTAGCCTGACTTTTGTCACCGAAGAAGTAATGCTCGACTATAAAAAGGGCAAGCGCAAGATGGCGCCCTTTGTCGCCCCCCGGGTAGGCGGTATCACCATGGACCGGCAGGGTTACCGCACTGATAAGTACACGGCACCTAAGATTGCCCCCCAGCGGGCCCTGACCGTGGATGACCTTGTTATCCGTGGTATGGGCGAAAACATTTTCAGCCAGCGTACCCCGGCCGATCGGCAGGCAGAGCTTTTAGGCCGCGACCTGGCCGAATTGGACGAGATGATTACTCGCCGGGAAGAATGGATGTGCCGGGAACTGCTTTTCAACGGGAAAATCGTTATGAAGGGCTTCATCGACAGGAACAATCAGTCTTATATTGAGCAAGTACTGGATTATGGTTTCACCAATAAAGAGGTCCTCACTACGGGTTCTCTCTGGAATGAGTCCGGGGCCACTATTTATGCCGACCTAAAACGCTGGCGCCTGGAAGTCATCCAAAAGTCCGGGCGGGCTCCTACGATCTGCGTCCTTGGCCAGGAAGCCTGTGATGCTTTCCTGAACGACGCCGACATCCAGAAGAAGATGGACCTTCGCAACCTGTATCTCGGCCAGATCAATCCTGTTATCCAGAGCGATGCCGTAACCTATATCGGCCGGCTGCCTGAATTAGGCCTTGACCTCTACACCTATAACGATTGGTTCCTAGATGACGATGGCAATGAGTATCCCATGGTGCCGACCGATCATGTCCTCCTAGCCCGGCCTGGCATGGGCGAGTTTCTATATGGTGCAATTACTCAATTAGAAGGCGACCAGTTTGTGACCATTGAGGGGGCCCGGGTGCCTAAGAGCTGGGCAGATAATCAAAACGAACAGCGTATGCTGCGGCTGAGCAGCCGCCCTGTTCCCAAACCGGAAGACGTAGACGACTGGTTTGTCGCCAAGGTCCTGTAAGGGGTGATAGCATGGCTGTCATTGTAAAAGCCTTTCGTGTCCGCGCCGGGGAAAAGACTTATTTCCCCGGCGAAACTATTAAAGGACTGGACCCCAAGGTGGAACAAAAACTCGTCGCGGAAGGGTATTGCGAATACCCGGTTACGGTTCGAGTAGAGGAATCCCTTGCTGCTCCCGATGCTCGTCCAACCGAAAATCCTGTTGCGCCGGAGGAAGAAGGGCCGGCAACCGACCATCCCTTAGTCCAGGGCGGTAAGAAGAAAAAATGACCTTCAAAGATACGATCCAGCAGGACATCGGCATTTTCCTTAACCTAGGGGAGTTTGCCGATGTCCATGATATCAACGGGCTTAAAATTCCCGCCGTAATAGACAGCAATATCCTCAAGACCCGGAGCAACGATAAAACGGAGCAATATGACGGTGTTTATAGGAGTGAAATTGCGGTTTATGTTAGGGCTGACGACCTGCCGATGCGTCCGGTTTTCGGTCAGGAAATTCTGCTAGATGGTAAAGCTTACTTAGTGGATGAATGTAACGAAGAGATGGGCGTCCTGGAGATTGTTTTAGGGGCGAATGAATCGTGATTACAATAAGCGCCGAACAGCTTGCCCGGGCCGAAGTACTGCTGAAAAACGTCCCAAATGGCGTTTCTAAGGCCGTCGTTTCCGCCTTAAATCGGGCGGCTGAGAGCGCCAGGGCCGATGCTGTTAGAAAGGTGCGGGAACGGTACTATATTAAGGCTCAGGATGTAAGGTCCGAGATCAAAATCACCAAAGCTACCCTTGATAACCAGGCCGCGATTATCCACGCCACCGGGGAACCGGTACCCCTATCAAAGTTTCGCGTCACACCTGCTAAACCGCCGGCAAAGCGTAGGAAAAACCCCATTATTGTCAGAGTGGTCCGGGGTGGCGGCGGTCCGGTCAAGGGCGCCTTTGTCGCTCAGATGCAGTCCGGCCACATTGGCGTTTTCCACCGGGCCGGCCGGGCGCGGTTGCCGATTATCCAGCGCTTTGGCCCCTCGATACCGCAAATGCTGGGGCATGAATCGGTTGTCACCTATGTCGAAGAACGGGCGCAGGAACTTTTGGAAAGCCGGCTGGAGCATGAAATCGAAAGGCTACTAAGAGGTGTGGGTAAATGATTACACCAGTTTTGCTGGTAGACGAACTGCGAGATTTTATTGAGCCAATTGTCCAGAACTACTGGCTGGAGACTAATATGGGGACAAGCAAGCCACCCCAGGTTATTACCGGTTATTTACCGCCCAAGGACCCGACCAAAGAGGATCCGGATTTTCCTTTTGTAATTGTGAGGTTGTCCGACGGCACCGATGAGCAGGATGGGGCGACGATTACGGTTCATATAATCGTAGGTGCATACTCCAGGGACAGCCAGCAAGGATGGAAGGATGTGGCCAATGTTATTCAGCGCATCTGGACGGAGCTGTTCAAGAGGCGGACAATAGGCAATAAATTCCGGGTAGAGTACCCTATGAAGTTTGAAATACCGGAAGACCAGCCTTATCCTCATTGGGTGGGTATAATGACTACCACCTGGACGGTCGCTCACCCGGTACTGGAACCTGCACTGGAGGGAATTGACTATGAGTAAAATTGCAAAGGCCGCTCCAAAAGAACCGGAGCGGCTGATTTATTGCGGTCCTAATATTCCTGGCGGTGTGCTGCAGCGCTATACCGTCTATAAGGGTGGGCTGCCGGCGCACCTGGGGGATCTTTTTGCAAAGTGCCCGGCAATCAAAAGGCTATTCGTCCCGGTGACTGAACTGGCCCGGATAGAGAAGGCAATTGCAAACAGAGGGACCCCGGAAAATGCCTTCTTTAACGAAGCTTTGCAGTTTATCTTGAAGGGTGGTGCATAATTAATGCCCTACATGCACGGTGTTTACACTACGGAAATCCCTACCTCCGTTACCCCTCCGGTTCAGGCTACCGCCGGCCTGCCCGTGGTATTTGGGACTGCCCCGGTAAACCTGGCGACGGAACCGGCGCCGGTAAATAAGCCGGTACTCTGCTATACCTATGAAGAGGCTGTTAAACAGTTTGGCTTTAGCAACGATTGGCAGAAATATACCCTCTGCGAATTTATCAAGTCTCACTTCGCCCTATTCAATGTGGCGCCGGTGGTGCTGGTGAACGTCCTGGATCCGGCAACTCACAAGAAGAGCGTAGCAGCAGAAAGCGTTACCCTGGTGGACGATCAGGCTACGCTGGCCAATGACGGAGTACTTAAGGATACTGTAGTTGTCAAGAGCCAGGATGGTGCTACTACCTATGTCGCTAATACGGATTATACGATTGCTTTCGATGATGCTGGGAGGGCGGTAATCTCCCGGTTGGCGACCGGTGCTATTGCCGCAGGGGCTACCCTGACGGTCAATTATGACCACCTGGATCCGAGCATGGTCACCAGTAGTGACATCATTGGCGGCGTAGATGCAACGACTGGAGCCTTTGAAGGCCTGGAATTGCTGAATCAGGTATTTCCGTTATTCCGGCTGGTGCCCGGCATGGTCCTGGCGCCCGGCTGGTCTCATGACCCGGCGGTGGCCGCGGTAATGGTGGCCAAGGCCAGTAACATCAACGGCCATTTCAAGTGCATCGCCCTTACCGACGTGTCAACAAGCGAAGTTAAGAAATATACTGACGTGCCCAATTGGAAAGAGACCAACACCTATACCTCCCCGCGGCAGGCGGTATGCTGGCCGAAGGTGAAGCTCAGCGATGAGGTATTTTACCTGTCAACCCAGCTGGCCGGGGTAATCTGCCGGACCGATGCGGAAAACGATGATGTTCCCTATGCTAGTCCCTCGAATAAGACCCTCCAGGCCAACGGCGCTGTACTGGCTGACGGGACGGAGATCACCCTGGGCCCCGACCAGGCCGCCTACTTGAACGGCCAGGGGATTATTACGGCCCTGAACTTCATCGGTGGCTGGAAGGCCTGGGGCAACCGTACCGGCGCTTACCCGGCAATTACTGACCCTAAAGACGCCTTCCTCCCGGTGCGGCGCATGTTTGACTGGATCGCTAACTCCCTGATCCTCATGTTCTGGCAGAAGGTCGATTACCGGATTTCGCGGCGCCTGGTCGATACCGTTGTCGATTCGGCCAACATCTGGCTAAACGGCCTTGCAGCCCGGGGGTTCATCCTCGGTGGCCGGGTGGAGTTTATTCAGGATGAGAACCCGACTACAGACCTTATGGACGGCATCATCAGGCTGCATGTTTACGTGACCCCACCGTCGCCGGCCCGGGAGATTGATTTCATCGTCGAATATGACCCGCGGTATCTGCAATCGCTGTTTGCCGCGTAAGGAGGTATGATGCTTGAACCAGGTACCGGAAAAACTGATTAACTTCCGTGTTTATGAGGATGGGGTTGACCTCCTGGGCATAGCAGACGTGGAGCTCCCTAGCCTGGAGGCCATGACCGAAACGGTGAAAGGCGCCGGCATCGCCGGAGAGGTAGAGAGCCCGGTATTGGGCCATTATAGCAGCATGACTTGCACCATTAACTGGCGTACAGTTGTTAAGCCTACCGTCCACCTGGCTGAACCGCGGGCACATAACCTGGATTTCCGGGGTGCAACCCAGGTTTATAACGCTGGCTCGGGAGAATACCGTGTACAAGCTCTTAAAGTGACCGTAAGATGTATCCCTAAAACTACGGAACTGGGCAAATTAGACGTTGGTACTACTGCTGATGCGTCCAATGAATTTGAGGTCCTTTACTTGAAAGTTTCTATCGATGGGAAAACTATCGTGGAAATCGACAAGTACAATTATATCTGCATCATTAACGGCGTGGATTATATGAGAAAAGTGAGAGAGGCCCTCGGACTGGAATAACTAAAAGGCCCGCTGCCGGGAAATAGCAGCGGGCTTAATCACTTTGGAAGGAGAGTGCAATCATGGAAAAGGTTATTCTGAGCAGGCCCTATTCTTTTGAGGGCAAGGAGTATACGGAATTGACCCTGGACCTGGAAGCTTTAACGGGCAAAGATATGATAGAGGCTGAGAAGGAAACGAGAATTCTATTGCGAGACAATCCTCCTTTAGCTGAAACCTCTAAGGCTTACTTAGCAGTATTAGCTGCAAAGGCAGCTAAAGTTCCACTGGATTTAATCGTAGGTTTGCCTGTTAAAGATTTTTCCAGTGTTACCATGACGGTGCAGAATTTTTTATTCGATTATCCATCCGGCCTGGACGGTTTAGGCGCGAATTAATGGATATATGCTTAAGACTTTCTATTGAGACCTGTACGCCGGTTCCCTTCTGGCTGTCTTTGCCTATAAACGATTTAATGGACTGGACCCAGGCGCTTATCGAGATAAAGAAACGGAGGCCGAAGGAGGCGCGCTAAAATATGGCCCACAAATTTGAAATAGCTATTGAACTCGCCGGGAAAATAAACTCTTCCCTGGGGCGCGCCTTCATGACTTCCAGCGAGCGCCTGCAGGAAATGAACCGGCATATATCTTCCCTACGGGCAGACATAAGGAAGCTGGAGCAGGATCAGAAGAAAGGGGCCATCAGCACCGAAGAATATGCTGCAGCTCATGCCAAACTTACTGCTCAGTTACAGAAGGCGGAACAAGCTCAGAAAAGGTTCGCTAAAGCTGTTAATCTTCAACAGAGAGTCACTGATTTCCGCGTAAGGATGCGGGGCAACCTGCTGGATGCAGCTGCGATGGCAACTACCATAGGGGCGCCTGTCTACGCGGCCATGCAATTTGAGTCCGCCATGGCTGACGTCAGGAAGGTTGTAGACTTTGAGACACCCCAACAGTTTAAAGCAATGGGTAAGGATATCCTCAATCTTTCAAAACGCATCCCTATGGCCGCTAATGGCCTGGCGCAGATTGTCGCCGCCGGTGGGCAGGCGGGCATTGCCAGGGACGAACTCCTTAGCTACGCAGAAGCAGCTGCTAAGATGGGTGTGGCCTTTGATATTACCGCCGAAGAAGCCGGCCAGACTATGGCCGAATGGCGTTCGGCCTTTAAAATGAACCAGGAGCAGGTCAACACTCTAGCCGACCAGATCAATTACCTGGGCAACACGACAGCGGCCTCGGCGCCTAAAATTGCCGAAGTGGTACGCCGAATCGGACCCCTGGGCGAGGTGGGCGGTGCGGCAGCGGCTCAGATTGCCGCCCTGGGCGCTACCATGGTATCTGCCGGCATTACGGAAGAAGTAGCGGCAACCGGCATCAAAAACCTGATCCTCGGTCTTACGGCAGGGGAAGCGGCGACCAAGAGCCAGGCGGAGGCCTTCCAGGCATTAGGGCTTAACGCAAAGAATATGGCCGTGATGATGCAGAAGGATGCCCAGGGAGCTATTTTGAAGGTACTTCAGGCATTGCAGAAACTTCCTAAGCATAGGCAAGCCGCGGTCCTTTCTGACCTGTTTGGGAAAGAAAGTATCGGGGCCATTGCACCGCTTTTAACTAACCTGGATGCTTTAAAAAAGAATTTTGAGCGGGTGGGTGATGCCACGCAATATGCCGGAAGTATGCAGAAGGAGTTTGAATCCCGGTCAGAGACCTCGGAAAACAGATTGCAACTATTGAGGAACCAGGCGACGGCTTTAGGAACTTCTATAGGTAATATTCTTTTGCCTCCTTTAAATAAATTGATGGGTGCTGCTGCAAATTTGGCGGAGAAGGTCCAGGGGTTTACGGAAAGGTATCCGAACTTGACCCAAGCAATTGTCATTGGAACAGCAGCAGTACTTGGATTAAGTATTGCATTTACAGCGCTGGGATATGCGGCCGGTATCCTTATATCTCCATTTTCCACTATTTATATGTTAGCTACAAAGTTTGGGATAATCAGCAGAGTGGGGGCCATTGCTACAAAGGCTTGGGCGGCGGCTCAGTGGCTATGGAATGCAGCCCTATCTGCTAACCCAATAGGACTAGTGATTATTGCTGTCTCGGGTTTAATTACGGCTGGATATTTACTAGTCAAGAACTGGGAGAAGATAAAAACATTCTTTATTAACTTTTGGCAAGACCCCTTAGCTGCTCTGGATAGTTTTATCCAAAAGATCTACGAAAAAGTCGGCAAAGTAGTAAGATGGATAGGCTCAAAATTGGGATTTGGTGGTGGGGATGTAGCAAGTTCGGGAGGTGTTGGTGGCTTTCGGGCTATTGAGGGCCACGCCGGAGGCGGTATCTTCTATAAGCCCCATATCGCCGCGTTTGCCGAAAAGGGTCCCGAAGCGGCAATCCCCCTTGATGGCTCCGCCCGGGCGTTGTCCTTATGGGCTCAGGCCGGTGAGATGCTAGGTGTTAGTCCAGTTGGTGGTACAATACAGCTAACCTATGCTCCGGTAATACATGCGCCTGGCGGTGATCCAGGCGTCATCAGGCAAGTGTTAAAAGATGCCAGGGACGATTTTATGGAACGTTTCCAGGCCATGCTGCGCCAGGAGAGGCGGTTGAGCTATGCGTGAGTATGTGACGGTGCAGGGCGATACCTGGGACCTGATCGCCCTGCGGGTATACGGCAGCGAGAAATATATGACTACGCTCATTGAGGCCAATCCCCAATACCGGGAAACGGTCTTTTTTTCTGCCGGCGTTAAGCTTGTCGTTCCGGATGTCACAACTCCAATTCCGACGAGTTTACCGCCCTGGAAGCGAGGCGAGAGCTGATGCAGTTTGCCCGCCGGGCAAGGCTTAGCTTAACCTACAACAACAAAGACATTTCAAAGGACCTGGCGCAATATCTTCTTGGTTTCTCCTATACCGACCATGCCAGCGGCAAGGCTGACGACCTGCAAATAAACCTGGAGGATAAGGCTGGACTATGGAAAGCCGACTGGATGCCGGATAAAGGGGCTACCCTGCAGGCATCCCTCCAGGTACAAAATTGGGACCGGGCCGGCCAGTTTGAGTTGTTGCCCTTGGGAACGTTTGAGGTTGATGAAATAGAGTGCGCCGGGCCGCCGGAAACGGTGACGATAAAAGCCCTTTCTGTACCGGAATCCGCTTCTCTCCGCGGCGAAGATAAGACCCGGGCCTGGGAAAAAACGAGACTATCACTTATTGCCAGGGATATCGCCAGCAAAGCCGGCCTGGGGTTATTTTATGATACTGACGATGATCCGGAATACGACCGGGTGGACCAGACGGAGCAATCGGATCTGGCCTTTTTGATGAAGCTCTGTGAGGACGCCGGGCTGTCACTCAAGGTGACGGGACAGCAGATAGTAATCTTCGACGACCGCAAATATGAACAGATGGCTCCGGTGATGACGATTATTCGGGGCGTATCATCTATAGAGTCATACCAGGCTACCTCTGCGACCCGGGAGGTCTATTCCGCCTGCCGGGTTGAGTACCAGGGCGGTACAAAGAAAGAAAGCATTGTCTATACCTACACGCCCCCTAACCGACCGGCAACGGGAAAAACTCTAGTAATCAATGAACGGGTTACGAGCATCGCCGAGGCCGAGCGCCTGGCGAAGAAACGTTTACGCCAGCAGAATAAGGAAGAGGTGAAGGTCAGCCTGACAATGATGGGTAACATTGTCCTGGTGGCCGGGGTGACGGTAATGCTCCAGGGCTGGGGTAAGTTTGACGGCAAATATTTTGTGGAGACAGCCGAACACAGCGGCCCGGGCTACACGGTTAAGCTGGACCTGCGCCGGGTGCTGGAGGGGTATTGATGGATAAAAGCATAATCCGTGTAGGGCGAGTATCATCGGTGAATCCCGCAACGGCTACGGCCAGAGTGGTATTCGAGGCCCAGGGCATTGTGTCCTATGACTTGCCGGTCCTCCAGCGCCAGACCCTGCGGAATAAAGACTATTACCTACCTGATGTGGGGGAGCATGTGGTCTGCATTTTTTTGCCCACCGGTAACGCTGAGGGTTTTGTCCTGGGGGCTATCTATTCCGACGAGGATCAGCCACCTGCGAGTAGCCAGGATAAGAGGGCGGTCCAATTCGAAGATGGGACCAGAATTGAGTATGACCGGGCCTCCCATACGCTGATCGTTAACGCCGTTGGCCCTATCAACATCATGGCTGCCGGCAACGTTAACGTAACGGGAGACGTAATTGCAGATGGTATTAGTCTAAAAAGCCACGTCCATCCGGAAAATGACAGTGGTGGCCCGACTGGGCCCCCGCAATAGAGGTGAAGCCCCTTGATCGGGAGCCTTGGGCCAGTAGTATTTGAAACTTCCTCCGAAAAAATAAGGACGTTTACTGATTTCAAACGTTCAGGCAGTGCCCGCTGGGGCAAACATGAGATAATGCTCGGCAAGCCAGTGAAGGAATTTCTTGGCCCTGGCGATGAGCAGATAACCTTTTCGATTAGGTTAGACGTATCCTTGGGCGTTAATCCATCTGATGAACTCTTTGTTTTACGCTTTATAAGGGATAATGGCCTTGCTATGCCGCTGATTCTTAATGGACGGCCGGTATCTGAAAACCTCTGGATCATTGAATCTCTCAACGAAAACTGGAAATACGTGGACAACGAAGGCCGGCTGCTAGCAGCCGAAGTTGAACTAACTATTTCAGAATACGTGCCTCCGCCGGAGGTGACAGGTTAAGTGGAATATGAGGTACTGGCCACTCTGGGGGAAATAGACTTTGCTCCCCCATCTGAGTTGGCTGAAATACTTCAAAACGTGCGGACAATCCTTACCACTCCCAAATATTCGGTTCCTCTTAACCGGGAATTTGGTGTGACCGCTACCTGGCTGGATGACCCTATGCCGGTGGCCCAGGCGAGGCTGACGGCAGAGATAATAGCTGAGGTTCAACGGAGGGAGCCGCGGGTAAGAGTAACCCAGGTAACCTTTGAAGGCGACGCCCAGGAGGGTATTCTTCGCCCGAAAGTGAGGGTGAGGCTGGTTGAGCAGCTTGAGCAACTTGCCTGAAATAGAGTTTGTTTCTACAGATGTTAGCCAAATTGAGGCTAATGTCATTACCACCTATGAAGGTATTACGGGACGCAAGTTGGCACCTGGGGATCCGGTGCGCCTTTTTTTGCAAGCGATAGCGGCTATAATCTCTCAGCAAAGGGTATTGATTAATTATGCCGCCAAGCAGAATCTCCTGGCTTATGCCGCTGGGGACTATTTGGATCATATAGGGGCCCTGGTCAAAACAGAGAGGCTGCTCGAAAAAGCCGCTCAGACTATAATCCGTTTTATTCTATCGGCTCCCCAACCGCAGGCGGTAACTATACCCGCCGGTATCCGGGTAACACCCGGGGGGCAGATATTTTTTGCAACGATCCAGGCAACAGTAGTGCCGGCCGGGACCACACAAATCGACATACCGGTGGCCTGTACGACGCCGGGTATAATCGGAAATGGCTGGCAGATAGGGCAGATAAACAAGCTGGTAGACCCCCTGCCATGGATCCAAAGGGTTGAGAACATTACCGTAAGCTCGGGCGGCGCTGACGTCGAGTCTGACGATGCTTTCCGTGAGCGTATCCGTCAGGCCCCCGAGGGCTTTTCTGTGGCCGGGCCAGAAGAAGGATACCGGTATTGGGCCCGGACAGCGCATCAGTCTATTGTTGATGTTTCGGTTACTTCGCCAGCACCGGGGCAAATTGAAATCCGCCCCCTGCTAGAGAATGGCCAGATCCCCGGGCAGGAGATATTAGACGCCGTTGCTGCGGTTTGCAACGATAAGCGCATCAGGCCGCTTACTGACCAGGTGGTAGTTTTAGCTCCTGAAGTGGTCTACTATAACATAGAACTGACTTATTATATAGCCCAGGCAAATGCCGCCATAGCGTCAGGCATACAGGAAGCAGTAAATAAGGCAGTAGATGATTACGTGGCCTGGCAAAGGTCTAAATTGGGCCGGGATATTAATCCCTCAGAACTGACTGCTAGGGTGATGGCTGCCGGCGCAAAACGGGTAAATATCATCTCGCCCGCTTTTACTGCGGTTACACCTGCCCAAGTAGCTATCGTCGGAACGATCACAGTCACCTATGGGGGCCTGGAAGATGACTAGTATCAGGGATATTCGGCTGGTCGATATCCTACCCCCAAACATTGCTAAAGACCCTAAAGTAAGCGCCGCGGCTCAGGCACTGGACGGTGAATTGCAAGCCGTAACAGCTGCAGTGGATCAATGCCTGCTTTTAGCCAGGATAGATGAGCTGCCTGAGCCGGTAATCGATCAGCTGGCCTGGCAGTTTCACGTTGATTTTTACGAGCCAGATCTCCCGCTGGACCAGAAACGTTCCCTGGTAAAGGGCACTTTGGACTGGCACCGTCGCAAGGGAACACCAGCGGCAGTTGAAGAACTGGTTACAGCTATTTTTGGGGACGGGGAGGTTCAGGAGTGGTTTGAATACGGCGGCCAGCCGTATCATTTTAAGGTATTAACCACTAATACTTCAGCAACAACCACGGATGTTCAACGGTTTACAAGAGCTGTTGAATCCGTTAAGAACGCTCGTTCTTTTCTTGAGGCCATAGAAATTACAGCGACTGATGAACTCAATATGTACTTTGGTAATGCGGTCCACATTGCAGATTATCAAGAGATAAGGCAGGTGGTTTAAATGGGTGCTTTTGGCGGCCTTATCCTTACAAACAAAGGAAGGAATTTGCAAGCGAAAGCTCAAACCGGTGTGCAGTTAAACTTTACCAAAATAAAAATAGGCGACGGAAGCCTTAGTGGGCAAAGTATTGTGGATTTAACCGACCTGATCAGTACAAAAAAAGAGCTGACGATATTAGGCCTTCAAACGCTGGCTGGAGGAAAGGCCAAACTTCGTAGTTACTTCTCTAATACAGATATTATTACGGGCTTTTATTGGCGGGAGCTCGGAGTTTTCGCCCAGGATCCTCAAGAAGGTGAAATACTTTACTGCTACGGGAATGCTGGTGCAAATGCTGAATACATCCCTGCTGGCGGAGGCCCTGACATAGTAGAAAGATATATTAACGTTATTACCCTTATTGGAAATGCATCCAATATATCTGCTACCCTGGGATCGGAAATATACGTTACTCAGGCTGATTTTGAATCACACGCTAGCCGTCATGCCTCTGGTGGTGCTGATCCACTGGCCCCAGCAGACATAGGAGCTGAAACACCGAACGGTGCACAAGCTAAAGTTGATGCCCACGGAGGGGCTATCCAAACTCATGGTGCCTCAGGGAGTTATTATTTAGCGAAAACCAGCAGGACGGATCAACTCCCTGCCTGGGCGGACATCCCGGACAAGCCTTCCAGCTTTACGCCGAGTGCTCACAAGAGCACCCATGCCAGCGGGGGCGCTGACGCCATCTCACCTTCTGATATAGGGGCGGCCCCTTCCAGCCATACACACACTAAGTCACAGATTACG